AATTTAAGCATACCATAATTGTTATTATATTATTATTTAATGTTAATATTCCCATAATTTTATTCTTCTAATAAATTTCCACAAGTATATGATTGTTGAATTATTGGTGTTCCTTTACAGAAGCAACTATCTGGTGCTACAGCAGAAACACATATATATGAACTGACTGGTTGTATTGTTGTATCTGTAACGTGTTTCACCGCACAAGTAACAATACAAACAGTATCACCAGAATTGATTGCAAATGTCCAGTTTCCAGAACAGTTTACAGCATTTGCAGTAACCAGACAGCAACTACATTTAATACTACCATTGCAACATATTCTTGCAACCATAGTGCCATTTCTTTCACCAGTTCCACCCCTTGATAAATTCCAATAAAATGTAGGACATACTGTTTCACCAGCAGATAATGCTGCAGATACTACAATATAACTACAAGCACATTCACTAAGTTCAGTACCATTAGGACATGTTGATGATATTGTTGTAAAATACAAACATTTATAAGTTACAGCATTACTATAACCATAAAAGTCACTCATACAATATGGTGCTGAAAAACCAGCAGAAGCACCAAGTGCCGTTAAACACTTTGGCGGTGTGTTATTACCACATACGGCACAACTAATACTGCTACAAGTCTGAAGCGTATTATCTAAGATTGCTATATTTCCAGATGAAGGCATTGCCATAATTAATATCCATAAGTTTTTATATTCGTTATTTGTTTTTGAAGTTGATGTATTGCTTCAATAAGTACTGGTACTAATTTAGCATAGTCAATACCAAGCATACCATCTTCAGCAGTATATACTACTTCTGGAACTACCTTTGCTACATTTTGTGCTATCATTCCCATTCTACACTTTTCAGAAGTGTCATTACATAATTTATAATATACACCTTGTAATCTATCAACAACACTTATTGCATTATATATTGGCATAATTTCTTTTTTACATCTACAGTCAGATGAAGCAACAAAGTCTGTTGCCCAGACACATCCACAAGCACATAAACCACCAGTGGTAGTACACGCTTTAATACTTGTGCTATTATATAAATTACAATGACAATGACCAGCACCACTACCAACAAAGCACGCACCAGCAAAGCAGCCAGATGCTTCTATATTACCACAAGCACATATACCGGTTGATAATGTCTTTAATTTTTCAGCATTATCATAATATAATGAAACACTACTATTTGCTAATGCACAAATAAAAAATTCACTACCATTCATTACAACAGCATTACAACCAGCAGCAGCACACATTGCCAATGCAGCAGCAGATTTATATATGGGTGTTTTAACACAACAAGTTGCATATATATAAGTACCAGAAATGATAGGTGAACTAACACAAGTCATTCCAGAAATGATAGGTGAATAAACACAAGTTCCAGCAGCAATACAATCTAAATTTACATTATTTGTATTTATCCATTTTGAACTATTATATACTAAAACATTATTTAATTGTGGTGTTGATATTGTTACATCACCAGTTAATCCACATAAACAAGTTGTTCCACCACCACCAGATGGTGTTGCCCAACTTGCATTACCACTTGCATCTGAAGTTAATACACGTCCAGCACCAGCACCAGTGGTTAATTGAATTACTGGTGATATTATTCCAGTTGATGCACAAAAATATGGTGCTCTTGCTGCTGTGGTTGAACAATGAACTGCACTTCTTGAACAAGTGGTTGCACAAAGAATGGGTGTTCTAACACAAGAAGTTCCAGAAATTATTGGTGATATTACACAAGTGCCAGCAGCAATACAATCTAAATTTACATTATTTGTATTTACCCATTTTGCACTATCATATACTAAAACATTATTTAATTGTGGTGTTGATATTGTTACATCACCAGTTAATCCACATAAACAAGTTGTTCCAACAAATGGTATACACCAAGATGCATTTCCATCAGCATCTGAAGTTAATACACGTCCAGCACCAGCACCAGTGGTTAATTGAATTACTGGTGATATTATTCCAGTTGTTGCCTTTAATGTAGGTGTGACAATACAAGTAGTACCACAACTCACAGCACCAGTTACACAAGTATTACCAAATATTACACCACCTCTCACACAAGTAGTACCACAAGTAACTGGTGCTTTTACACAAGATGTTCCACAAAAAATAGGAGCACAAGCACAAGTTACAAATAAAGGTGTTTCAAGTGGCGCATAAATTGAGTGAGTGTGACTACCACAAGCAACTGTTGTACTTGTTGTTCCAAAGTCTGCAGATATTACAGTACCAGCAATACTAATACCATTACCAGCAGTATAAGTAGTTCCAGAACTACCACCAGTGCTACCACCACCACTACCACCACCAGATATACTTATTGTTGCTGTAGTACCTATTTGTCCATCCCTTCTTATGGGAAGTAATTTCTTTTCTGTTATATTCAGTGCCATATTATTCTATATTATCTCTGCTTTGTGCTAATTCCAACATTTCAGCATTGTAACTTTCATAGTAATCATTATAAGTTCCACTAACAATATAAAATTTTCGTGAACCCATATAATTACTATCTTTAATTAAATACAAATCAATATCAGTTAAATAATTTTTTACATCTAAACTTCCAGATAATTTAAAACGTGGTTGCTTATATTGGCTTATCACTGACTGTAATATCAATTTTGATGTGTTATAAGCAGTGCCACCAGTTTCTGCTGTACTTCTTATTAACCCACTTGCATTCATACCAATATTGCTTTGCATATCTGTTTTGAATGCTGCACGACTATTACCATAAGTACCAATACCAGTACTTGTTTTTATTTCCAATGGACTTTTACTAATTAGATTTGATGATATTGTTACTTTTGTATTTATACCATCATTACCAGTTTGTTTTCCAGTTCTACTATCAATCACTTCTACCTTTACATTTTTAATTAAAACATAATATAAATATCTTGTAGGATATGATTGTGATACAAAGTAAGATGTTAGGTTATCATAAAATTCTATAAATATGTTACCTTGTAATAATTCATCATAATCAGTACTACTACTATTTGGTGAAAATGGAACTATAATACTATAGTTTGTCCATTTATCACTAATATTTGATTCCAATACAGTTTGCCAAGTAGTACCTTCTTCAATTAATAAAAATGGATTATAATCAGTAGTTGGTGTAAAACCAGTAGACCAACTATTAGTTGATGACTTATAATATTTATCACCAACCTTAATAGTATAAGGTATTTTTACCCAATTTATTTGATGACTATCACCAGAAGCAAATATATTATATGTATTGGCTCTGGTTTGTACATAAGCATCAAATGATAATTTAATAGATAAATTATTATCCATTGTTACATTGCTAAATGGAAAAGTATAATTAATGTAATTATGTTCCATATTTAAAAAAATAAAATATATTGGTGCATTATTTTCAGTTTCTTTAATAGCAGCATAGTTACCACCAACAATAGGGTATGATACACCACCATTATTCCACCCATCATAAACAACATCAACATTTCTATAATAATTACCAGTACTTTGATTATGTAATGAAAAACTACCTTCAACTAACCAATTATCAACATTATTAAAATCATATATATATTCACTGAAGTTATAAGGATTGTATTTTACTTGTACTTCATTATATGCTGGAACAATATCTAATTTTGCACCGGTTTCAAACCAATTGAATGTTGATGCACTTAAATCAAGAACACCACCAAAGTCTGCTGCAACATCTGCATCATATCCAACTGGTGTTGTTCCATATTCGTGTCCAACACTTACATCATTTAAATCTATTGGGTCATACATATAAATAGTACTTCCCTTAAATTTAATTACCATTCCTAACCCAGAAGCAATGCTATCTAATACTTGTCTACAAGACATTGGTACGCCACTTTCATCAATAAAATTTTCTTGTGGTAGACTAAGATGTAAGAAGATATTTCTACTAAAATCTGATATTCTATAATCAGTTACATAATATAATTTATCAAATGATATATTTATTTTATTTAATATATTACCAAAGATTGTACTTAAATTGGTTGTACCAGTATAATATGTGCTTCCAGTAGTATTATAATATGGTATTGTGTCAAGTACAGCCATACCATCATTAGCATATAGTGTAATTGGTGTAAGACTTGAAGCACTATAGTCTTCACTATATATTTCCGAGTTAATAAAACCTTGCCATATTAATGTATCACCAGTACCACCATTATATATTTTAATAACAAATTTTTGTGGATTTTCTGTAAATAAATCCAATAATGTTAAAGGTGTAGTAAGTATCTTGATTGATGCACCACTGCCAAGTGTAGGTGTATAAATATTATTTACATTACCTTCAAAGGATATTTCTAATGGGTTATCTACACCTTCAACTTCAGTAATAGTGCCACCAGTATAACCATCTTGAAGTATATCAATTGTGGTTGTGCCGTTGCTTATTCTTTTATATTGAATACGATATTTTACAGCGTAAGCCATTATCTATAACTATTTGTTCTTCTATTGTAATTATTTAATACACCAACTAATTGTGTTCCATCAATTCTAAAAGTAACTTCACCACCACCAGAAACATTTGGTGTGTTTATCATTTTAAATAAACTACTTTGCTGCCCTTTATTTAAAAACATTTCACCACTATTTGCCAGTACTGGTACTCTGTCACCAACAAACGAAGAACCACCAACAATACCACCAGTTGCGAATTTTTGTGCTTTTATTGTGGCTATCTGAATACCGCCCATTATTGCTGCCGTTGCTGCAGCAGCAAGTCCAGCGGGAATAAACGGAATTGTTTGTGACGCATTGATAATGGCATTAGCAGTTCCAATTAATGCTTGTCCAATCGCTATTCTTTGTTGTTTGCGTGCATACTTTCTTTCAATCTCTTCTTTTTTCTTAGTATTATCACCAGCATTTTTTAATTCCTCTTCTTTCTGAGCATTGAGCAAACCACTTAATCCACCCATAATGGTGCTAACACTATCCATTATCGTTTGGGCATTTTTTATTTGTTCTGCTCTTTCTTCAGTCATTATGCCCTTCATCATTTCGGCATACTTTTTCCTTATTGCAAGTTTTCGCTCTTCTGTTTCTTCAACTAATCTAAGTTCAGTATTTAATAATGGTGCTAATGATGGTATTGTAGGTGTTTGAACGCTTAATTTTATATCACCAATTTGACGTGTTAGCATCAATTCTTTTTGAAGTCCAGCATTTATTTCATTTTCCTTACGGCTGTAAGACAACATCAATTCATTATATTCTCTTTGAACATTTAATATTTCATTTTTTGCTGCTATTTCTTTATCAATATCCTTCGTTCCACTTTTGCTCATCGCATTTTGACCAGCAATGATATTGTATTCTTCATTGGCTATACGAAGTTTTTCTTTCATTAATGATAGTTCAAGTGCTTTTACTTGCTGCAATGCTTTTGAACGTTCTAAATATCCTTCTCCTTTATTCCATATTTTTAAATCTAATTCACTTACTTTTAATTTTAACGCTGCTTCTTTTTCAGTTAATGCTCTCTTATCTAACAATAATTGATTTTCACGTTTTGCATAACCAACCGCTTCTTTAGCATCTTCTTTTATTTCTTCAAGTAAGCCACCAGAAAAGGCTTCTTTTAACCTTTGTCCAGCCTCTTTAAACTTACGTTCAAAAAGAAGTGACACTGCTTCACCAATTAATTGCACACGTACAAGCAATGCGTTAAAAGCACCTTTTAAATACCCTAATGCTGTTTTTAATTTCATCGAGCCTTCTTCAGTGCCCTTTAAATATGATGTAAGGGTAGCAAAAGCAGTTCCAAGGGCAACAACGATTGCTCCAATACCAGTACTTATAATGGCTGTTTTTATACCGTTTATGGCTGGTATCATTGCCTTGAATGATTTTATTCCACCAAGCGCAACTTGTGTTAAACCAGCCATTGAACCACTAACACCACCAAGTATTCCATTTAATGGTGCAAAGGCACTGCCCATTGTTTTTCCAGCAGTCTGAACACCATCTGTTAGTGCCTTAGTGCTTTTCTTAGCCTTATCAACCCCTTTATCAAAGCCAGCAGCATTGAGTGTTAATGTTGTGAGAAGGGTAAATTTTCCCATATTCTATTCTTTTACTTAAATACCATTATATACGTCTTACAATACACCAGCAATTCTTAGCATATTTTGTTTTATTTCTTCATCATTTTGTAACTTTTCTTTATTATCAAGCGGTGAGATGTCATCCCACGAGAACAGCACCAAGTCTTTTGGTTCATTTAATTTATCAGAATGTGGTAAGGATAGAATGAACGCAAGCCACCTTGTTCTTTCCCATTCTTCTTTATATTTATTATTGTATGCAGTTAATATAGCATCAACTTCGAACTCTGACATAGTATAAAGAAAATACGTTGGCGGAATTTTACATCTGCCAACTATAATACCATAAAGTTCTTTTATGGTTATTGCTTTTTCGTCACTTTTTTTTTGCTGACTTCTTTTGGTGATGCTTGTTCCAATAAATAATTATTGAACATATCAACAGCATCTTCATTTTCATCTATCACAGCGATAAACTCATCGAATGTATAATGAAAATTAATATTACCAGCAGCCAATATGCAGTAGAAAAGTGTAAGCAAGTCAGTTACATTTTCACGCATCTCGTTAATACCACGTCCAGTGATTTCTTCGAATTTTAAAAGTGAAGCATAAGTTTTCTTTACCTTATACTCAACATCAGCAATTTTTACTATTGTTTCATTCATATTATTTAATTTATTATAAATACTCTGAAAAATGAAAAAAAACAAAGGGGCAGTTCCGTAACTGCCCCAACCCAATTAAATAAACGAATACAAATGAAACACCAAAGAAAATTAGGTTATTATTAATTCACCAGTTCCCTCAATTGATATTGAATATGTTGACATCCCATTATCATCAGCAGATATTTCAAGTGATGATATAATTCCAGTTCCACTAAAATATTTCTTATTAGTATCCAATGTGTGAAAAGGTTTTGTTCCAGTTACTGATGCAAATACAACATTTACTGGTGCTTTTGCCTTTTGATATGCAAATAAATCTTCAACACTATTTGTTGAACCAGTTAATGCAAAGTTTGTTAAACCATCAGTTGATGCATTCCAAGCAAACCTAACTGCTTTCTTACTTACCCAATCACCGTCATCCTTTGAAGTTGTATCAACAGTTGTAGTTGATATAGATAATTTTGCTGAAGTTGAGAATGCACAAGGTAATTTTGTTGCACCACTTGATATAAGTATCATCATACTTCCACCATATACGAGTTTATTAGTTTCTAATGCCATAGCAATGTTATTTTATATTAATAAATATTATTTTCTTTTATTTAAATACGATTTTAATACGTTTTTTTTTATTACACAGTCAGTATGTTATATACCAATTTCTGCATATAAGCACCATTAGCATAGATTTCATCAACACTATCTAACCTTATTGCTTGTACGTTTATTCCATTTACTGTTCCACTATAATCATCGAACACATTATTTATAGCAGTTGCGATATCAATTGACTGACTATAGTCATTACTAATTACGGTAATTACCGCAATTGTAAATTTAAGTGCTGCACCATCTTTTGTATATTCTGGGTTAGTACGTCTTTCATAAACGACCAATGGAAAATTACTATTTTCTGGTAGTACTAATGGAAAAATACGTGTACCAATATAGTTTGTTATTGTAGTATTATTTGCTAATAAATAATATATTACTTTGCTTACGTCTATCATTTTGTGACTAATTTTAAATTAAATACAATTATTTGAACATATCTTCAATAATGAACGTGGCTGCATTATTCTTTTTGGCGTGTTCTTCTTTATGGTGTTCTTTACATAATCCTTCAAGGTTATTTATATCAAATCCCAATTCTTGTTTTTCTGTAATCGTATCAACAGTACTGATTGGTATTATGTGATGAACATCAATTGCACTATTTAATTTTCCGTCTTTTTTACAGCGTTCACACAAAGGATTATTTTGCAAAAACCAAAGTCTTAAATCTCTCCAACGCTTTGTATTATATACATATATGTGATTGAGCAGTTTTGATTTTTCACTATTTTTCTTTGATTTCCTTTTATACTTTTTATCTAAATTTATCGTTGGCATTATTTTTTATCGTATTTTGCCACTGTCTTTTCTAATGCTTCAAGTATTGCAGCATTTACACCATTTGCTGCTTCATCTTTTTTTCTTTCAACAGCACTGAAAAAAAAGTTTTGTTCTTTTATGCTGCCAGTATTTACTACTGCTCTACTTTTCTTTTGAACATACTCACGTTCATCAGTTCCCCATTCTATCCAGTGATATTTGTAGCCAATGTTTGTCATACCAACCTTCACACCAATGGCACGTTTCATATTCTCAATTTTAAACGATTTGGCAAAGTCTTTATATCCAGTCTTACTTTTATCTTTTTTTACTGATTTGAAAGATGATGTTATTTCTGATTTTAATACTTGTGCAGCCTTACGCATACCAGCATATACTATTTTATTTTGTACTGCTGGTACAAGTTCACGAAAGAGTTTCATCAATTCTTCATCATTGGTGAACACAATATCAATATCATCATATTTTTTTGCCATTACTCATTTATCTTTTTACACACTATCTGCAGTCCATCTTTATAATTAATCGGTGCTATGTTCTCAATTGTATACATATCATCACACCATTCTATTCGCATTGTTGGTGTAATATTTCTGTAATACGTAATAAAAGTTACGTTGTAACTGGTGAATATTTCATTATTATCAATCGTTTTTGCACCACTATTATATTTCACTGCTGCACGTAGTTCCATTATTTCAGTCCATACTTCGTCTTCACTACCAAAGTCGCTCTCTTTGGTAGTTGTGAGTTCGTATACTTTTATGACGTGTCTTAAATCTCCGATAATCATAGCCTTTATTTTATTATAAAATCTTTGTACCAGTCAAGTAAA